CAACCTAATAATGATTTGACAGAAGTAACAGTTAATTTATATGATGATGTTAGCGGAACATTAATAGATATAGCAAAAGATAAATATAATGTTAATCAACATGATGTATCTATAGCCCCCGGTTCAACATTACCTACAAGCAAATGGGCTGAATATAATGTATACTTAGAAGCATATCAATTAGGGATTGTAGATAAAGAGGAAGTTTTGAAAAAGAATCCAGAAATATTTGACAAAGAAGGAATATTACAAAGAACTGGAGATATACAACAATTACAAGGCATGGTCGAACAATTACAAGGCCAAGTCAAAAATTTGCAGGGTGACTTGCAGACCGCTCAGAGAGAGTCGGTGGCAGATAGAAAGAGGGTTGAAGTTGAAAAATTTAAATCCAAACTTACTAATGTCGAAACAGATGCTAAAGCAACTAACAAAGTGCAAGCTGAAAGGCTTGCAGGTGCAGTGAAGCTCGCAGCTGAGAAATCCAAAAATATGATGGGTTCTGCTCAAGAAGCTGGCGAGACATTGTAGAAAGGAAAATAACATGGAACAAGCTGAAGCAATACAACCTACCGAAGAACAAGTCATAGACGATGTTTTAGGTAGTAGTGACGGTATGACTGATACTTTTTTTGAGGATGATACCACACAACAAGAAGATGTTTTGGGATTTAATGAAGTCCCAGAAAGTAATGCTCAAGATTTGACTTCGCAACAGAATACAGATTGGGAATCAGAAGCTCGTAAGTTTCAAGGGCTTTATGATAAAGCTCAATCTGAAAATGACAAATATAAAAATGTCATGACTTCTTTAGCGGAGAAGCAACTTCAAGAGCAGGGTTATGGTGATGGTGTCAATCAGAATAGTAGTTCAGAACCTTCGCTGTCCGAGGATGAGTTTAATCCTTGGGACGCATACTACAAGCCGGATTCAGCTTCATATAAGTACAGAACAGCTCAAGAACAGCGTTCTGTAAGTGAAGCGGTAAATAATCAACTTGGTCAAATGAATGAGCAAATTATGATTAATAATACGGTTAGCGAATTGAAGAACAAATACAGATTGAATGAAAATGAAGTCAATCAGTTTATGGAATTTGCTACAAGACCAACGGAACAGTTATCTCTTGACACTTTAGTCAAGGTATGGCGTGGTTCTACTGGAAATGTAAAAAGACCAGAAGTTCGCAATTCGGTAGAAGCTGCGAAAGCAGCTAAACAAGCACCACGCAGTCCGGGCGCTTTACAAGGAGCTCCCCCAGTAGTCAAAGATGAATTTGATGAAATGTGGGATGGAGTAAAGAAAGCCGGAGGCATGGGAAGCAGATTACCTTAATAAAATGAAGAAAGGAAAATAAAATGGCTACAAGTGCAGCTGGCTATATTCGAGGCCAGATATCAAGCGCTGATATGGCGACAACTGCCGGTAATAGTCATGCTTCGGCTCATGGGGCAACCCCAGATAGCAGACGATTGTATGACTTTAGCGATAGGGTCGCTGAATTAGCCCCAGAAGAATCTCCTTTTTTTGTATACCTGAGTAAAATAGCAAAAGTACCTACTTCTGACCCAGTATTCAGGTTCCTAGAAAATCGTAGTAAAATTGACTGGACAAATCGTTCATTGTATGCTGATAGCGCTTTAGGCTCTTTAGCAGCTGGCGTATCTGGTGTGGTTAATTTTGATGACGGTTCTGGAGCCAATGTTGACTGGTTAGTTCCGGGTATGGTTGTTGCTGTTGAGGTGGTTGATGGAAAATCTCAAGCGGTAGTTCGCTTAGATTCAGTTTCTGTTAACTCAACTGAAACAGTGTGTGACGTTACTTGTATGAGCGTTGGTAACTCCTCTGAGAGTGGTTACAATGCAATTGCAGATGGCGATAAAGCACAGGTTATTGGTACTGCGTTTGCTGAAGGTTCGGGTTCGCCAGATGTCTGGTCTAAATCATTAGAAGACGATTATGGCTATACTCAAATCTTTAAGACAGCAGCAGAAATGACCAATACGTCAATAGCTACTAATTATAGAGGGTATGCAAACGAATGGCAGAGAATCTGGAATCTCAAATTAAGAGAACATAAAGTTGATATAGAAAGAGCAATGTTATTTGGACAACGCGGTCGTTCAAGCGGTATCCAAACTACAGAAGGTCTAGCAGGACATATCATCGTAAACCGTCAAGCACAGTCACCCGGGTCTATTTCATATAGCTCTGGAGCTCCGTATTTTGCGGCAGCAGCAGCTGCTTCGGTAACGTATGATACGTTTTTGGGAGACTTTGAAATATTATTCGACCCCGCTCGCGGTGGAAGTAATAATAAACTAGCTCTCGCTGGATTACCTGTTATCTCTTATCTAAACAAAGTTGGAAACAATAGTTTTATTGATGTTTCCTTGGACGCTGGTAACGCAGCTCATAATACTTATAATTTCCAAGCCTCACAACGTGAAGGTTCATTTGGACATAGCATTATGCAGTTGAGTACCGTTCATGGAGACTTATCTATTGTTCGTGAGCCATTGTTCCGTAATATGTCAGCAGGATTTATGCTGTTGGCTGATATGGGTCAATTAGCTTATAGACCTTTGGTGGGTAACGGATTAAATCGTGATACTCATGTAATTACTAACGTACAGCAAGCAGATGAAGACCTTCGGAAAGATATGATTCTTACTGAAGCAGGTCTGGAAGTAACAATTCCAGAAGCTCATATGTTGTATTCATTTACTGACTTGAATTAGGAGGATTGAATAATGCGTAGTGATTATTTAGAACAAAATAGTGGTGTATCTGATTTAAAGAAAAAAATACGGCACGTCAATGCTGCTTTAACATTAACAGCAGAAGACTCAGGCAGTGTTTTTATGATTAATCAGGCATCAGCTTATGCTATCACATTACCAGAATGTGCTACTGAAGATAATAAATTAATGGGCTGGCAAGCCGAATTTATTCTTGGTACAGTAGCATCTAATGCTGTAACTGTGCAAGTTACCGCTGATGATGGTGACAATATGCATGGTCATGGTATTGATGGTGAAGATGGAGCAGCTCAAACAGTTTCTGAAGGAACTGGCTTTGATGTTGTCACTTTTATTAGTGGAGCAACAAAGGGAGATAGATGTTCTATCATTTGTGATGGAGACAGTTATTATGTCTTTAGCTTAGCAGCTGATAAAGCACATATCACATTTAGCTAATCTTAAATTTGAGAGGTAATAGCTCAATATACAGATTGAATATGGTGGGGCGGGATAATTCCCGCCTCACTTAAAAGTAAGGAAAAAAAATGGCAGATTATAATTCATCAAATGTAAAGACAAAAACTTTTATTCATAACGCCGCTCAAGGAACTCAAGCAAGTTCTGCTGGAGACCTAGCAAAAGACGTTTATGATTATATCATAACTTTAGATAGTACAAATAATGCAGTATTATCAATATCGCATTGTCGTCTAAACGGAGATAGAATTTTAACGCTTGTTGTAGCTGGTTCTTAATGAAAAAGTGTGTACATTGTAAAGAACCAAACTCTGAAGGTTGGTTTTATTGCCGCTCATGTGGGAACAAAGCCTCTGAGCCTATGTATACAACTCAAGTCGTTATTAGAGATAGCGGCTGGGCAACTGCAATACGCAAAGATTTAGTTGATTTTTCTACTATTACAATGGAAGATAGTATAAAATCAGTACAAAATAATATAATGAAAGAAAATTCCAAGAAATGGAATGCGAGAGCAAAAAAAGCTTGGAGACAAGGAGATTAGTATGCCAAGAGGTAAAGGGACTTATGGAAGTAAAGTTGGAAGACCTTCCAAAAAAAGAAAAGGTTATAAAAAAGGCGGAGCTGTAAAGCGTGGAAAAAAACGGAAGTAGCGGTTGGCCTAATATAGATTCAGTCGATGTAACTGATTTTGATTTTGGAGAAGATTATTTTAATCCAAAATTTATTGTAGCTATTGAAGCATTAGAAGAAATAGCTTCAGCAGGGGAACAAGCTAATCCTGCAGCTCTTGTTAAAATAGCCGAAAAAGCATTAAGGGGTTAATATGGCAACATTAAAAGTTAAAATACAAGAGGATATAATTCTTGGCAATCAAGATTATGGCTCTAAAAGAATATTAGAAATAAGTAGTATAGATGAAATTAATAAAAGAATTCTTACTTGCCCAGCTAGTCAAACTACAACTATTGCAGTTTTTAATTCTAATGCATACGGAGCAGCTGGAGCTATTGATATTGAAGATTCAAAATATATTAGAGTTACAAATTTAGATGGTTCTAATTCAATTGAATTAGCTATCGTTGGAGCAGCTACTCTTTATCAAGTAAAATTAGGAGCTGGTGAAAGTCATGTTCTTGGAAGCGCAGATGACTTAATGTTGTCAGAAGCAGATACAAGTCCAAGTTTTGGGACTATGGCTGATTTAGGAAGTATACAGGTAAATCCCGGTGGTAACGCAGTAAGCGTTGAATTATTTATAGCGAGTGCATAATGGCTACTTTTGAAGCACAAGTAGAAGGTTTAACAAGTCTTTCAATAGATGGAAGTAGCGCTCCTACACAAACTGAATTAACTCAGTTTCTTACAGATGGCGCTAAAGAAATAATAAATGTATTACCAGAGAATCTTTTAAACCTGTGTGCGTCTTCTGTTAGTTTTACTTCTGGTAGCGCTAGTACATTAAATACTGGAAAAATATCAAATGTTTTAAGAAGTGATGGTGATATTACTCAACCTTGTCGCGATGTTCCAGCTATATTTAAAGGTAGATATTCAGACCCTGATGATATGAATTATGCTACAGTTACAGACCCTATTTATTATATTGAAAATAATTCATTAGATGTATTACCTGCTGGAGGTTCAGTAACATATTCTGAAGTTCAATATCCAGCAGTAGCTTATAGTGATTCTGCTATAGCAGTATTTCCTGATGAAGTTGAGTATTTAGTACCAATATATGCTTCTATAAAATCATTACAAAATGTTTTAGGCAGTAAATCATCTAATTCTGATATAAATACTGCTCTTTCTGCTATTGCTACTGAAATGGGTGAAACTCAAGCTGTTTGCGATAAAGTAGATGCAGATTTGGTCTTAGCAAAAGCAGAAGTTGTATTAGCTAAAGCTGAAGCAGCAGAATTAGCTACACAGACAGACAACGGAGGTGACTTTGAAACAGCTGTTGACGCAATGGCGACAGAATTAAATAAGGTTGATGATGTTATTGTAGAGGCTA